CTTTTGAAACAACCTCAATTTGCGTTTGTTCTCCCATCTTTGCCTTATGTTATCGTCCAGCCATTCAAGGGAATGGCCGTGACGGTGATTAGGTTTTCATCCGTTGTCCGTCCTTCATGCACAATGCGTCCTTTTGCTGTGAATGTGAATCCATCGTCATCAACATAAAACATATCTGCAATAATTCTTCTTTTGATAGCATTATTGATAACGTCAAATTCAAGTGCATTTACAATCAACGGCATACCGGTCACATTTTCGACCTTTTTTGTATTTTTAAATACTGTCTGTCCACTTGTTGCCATGCCTTCAACGGTTGCCGGTGCTTCATGCGTTGCTGATCCACTGGCCTGAACCAGATAAGTTGTCCCGTCGAAACCGAATTTTTGAATACTTCCGGGCATAATATCTCCTATGCTAAGACGGCTGTGGATACATCAGCCTGAATTTCATTATCATTGATTTTGTTCAAACCCGATAAAATTGCAGTTATGATACTGTTGAAACCGTCAGTTCCAGCACGCAATGCGACATCAAGATTTGCTTTCGCAAAATCAGTTTCAAACAACCATGCTTCATCCTGCCATGCATCAATCAATGCGTAAAGAATTGCTCTCACAATATCAATGTCAATGACCTTCTGTCTTGCGACGATACTGGCAACACGATTTGCATCTTGAACAATGATTGCACCGTTGAATGTATCGGTTTCAAAAGTCGTTCGCAAAGATGCCAGCATATTTTGGATTTTGCAAATATTCACAATTTCACTGTAAATATTCGAGGTATCTGGAATGCTGTCGGGATGATAAGTTGTGATGGTATCCTTGATGTAAACAGTCTGTTTTTTGACCAGAGAACTGGATATTCCATGCTGAACTGCGAGCGTTCTATTATCGCGATTGCTTGTCCAGCGATCTGCCAAATCTCCGGGATCAATTCTGGTTAAAGGAATATTTGTATATCCCTCAGCCGGTCTTACTCTCGCAATTCTCTCCTGGTGGCCTGCAATTTGAGCCGCTATTTCAGAAGGATGAGATTTCGAACCTGGTACCGGGAAAATCTCGGTGGCTCGATCATTTGCCCTCAGATCTCCCAAGTCAGTCAGATCATTCAACCCAATATCTCCGCCAACAACATCTCCGATGACTGAATAAAAAGGTCTGGCAACTTCTTTTTTGTATAGTCCGATGAATTGATCGCCCTGGCCAACATAGTCAGCAATAGCATCAAGTGTCGTTGAATCCTGTCCGTAACCATGAATCAAGACAGTTGCTCCGCCTTCATTTGCTGCATCCCCGACACCCTTCGCATCCAACGCGTCTTGAATATCCGGCAATCCGACACCGCCCGTTGGCTGAGTGAATGCGACAATAATTCCATCTGGAGTTTCTTGTCCTGGCTCCCGGTTAAGGCTTAATTTGTTGTAATTACCCCAATCACCAAGCGTCTTTGATGTGATTGTGACCTCAAAAGTAACCAGGACTTTTGCTGCTGTTATATTGAGATCACGATTTCCATTAATAGCAGCAACCACAGCATCTGCAATCTGTTCGATGGTCATATCTTTTACAATAGAAACGCGGATCAAATCAAACCCACAATATAAATAGAGCGTTCCAGCCTGAACACCAGTTGATCCAGTAAAATCTATTTCGCCGACAGCTGCTGCAGATCCTCCCGCTTCAGGCTGGGGAATATTCCAGTATTCAATTGATCCCCCAGATCCTCTTTCAGCTTGTAAATGTAACCGGTGCAGCATTGATCCGAATCCATATAATGCACCAGTTGATACTGAGTTCAATGATCTCACTGGAACATTATCAACGATGGTTTTCCCGGCTTCATAAGTTCCGACTGCATAAATGATGCGCGGAATATTTTCTGCTCTCGGCTTTAAAACCACATTTCGTATTTCTTGCAGTACGCCTGCCGCTTCTTTTGCCATGTATAACTCCTATGGAATTGGGGGGTTCTTAACTAGAACTCCAGCTTTTGAAATATCGTCAACAATTTCATCGATTCCAGCGCCTTTCAAAACGATATCATTAATCACTTGTATCGGTTGATTGCCAAGATCTCCGAGCTGTTCTTCTTTTATCCTGAAGGATAAAATACTCGAAGCAGTCAAAACACCAAGGGCACCCCGAGGCGGGGGCTCATCAAGTGCAAAATCTGAATAGGATTTATCAGAGATCGAATTATCCGGGAGACCAAAATAGATATTTCGAGCATCATCCAGAATTTCAAATACAGCGCTCCAAGCCGAATATATTTTAAAAGCTGCTTGTTGCGCCGGGTTTAAAAGATTTTGCAAAGCTAATGATCTTTGGACAGATGTCGAATCAGGATTTTGCAATGTCGCAATATCGAGCATTCCCGGTTGTGCAACCGTGAATAATATTTTGATTGAACAATCATGAATCTTTGCTCCATTCCGAGACCGACGATTATCGTCAACAGAAGCCCTGTCTATAATGCATTGCACAAGCGCATTATCATTGATTGTGCCAGTATCTTTTTTTTGCAGCTGATAACCAATAACATTGAATCTGCCTGCTGATTGAGCTCCAAGCAAAGCGACAACGGTATAAAAAACATTGACAACAGCTAATGTCATGATTGCTTAACCTCGGATAGATATAGCCTGATAACACCAAGTGATCGGCCCCCCTCAATCGCTTTTGAATTATCCACAGTCAAAAGCGTTTTCACATCCGGAAGATCAGGATCAAGAGGTGCTTCTATTGCCCATTTTTCGCCTGATTGAGGTATCACAGGCAACAAAGTTCTGTGAAAAGTAGCAACAGGACGAAAAATAACTCCTTCTTCCCCGGTATCCGGCGTGATCGTTGTCCGTCCGCTCAGAAATTCACAAACAAGGGGATTCCCTTCGGTATCTGTGTCATAAACAGTGCCATCAGGAGCATACAATTTAACAACAGTATTCTGCAATTTGATGGCATGTTTGGCGATATCAGACGCCATCTGGCGAAACAGAGACATCTTTTTTCACCTTTTTATCAGGCAAGGATGATGAAACTGAGGATGATTGATTCTTTTTTTGCGTTGACCCAGTTTCATCTGCTCCTTGTTTCTGTTCATATTTTTCATGGAAACGTTTTACAGCCGCTTTTCCTTCTTCCGGCATGATTCCTGATTCGTTTGCTTTCCCGATCTCTTTTTCGATCAGAATATCGGGAATCTCTGAAGTGTAGCGCTTCTTTTTGATCTCAATAGATACACCTGGTTTTAATTTCATTGATCGCTCCCATTTTTCCCGACAAAACCAGCGTCATTCAATTTTTTGATGAGATTGTCTTTTGTCTCACGGCTCAATGAATTCTCACCCAGGGCTTCCACCACTTCTGAAATTATCACTGCATTTTTTTCATGCGTGACAATTACCGCATTGAGTTCTTCCGTCAGTTTGGCAATCTGTTGCTGATGAAACTTATTCTCTTTGCCGACATTTGAAAGCCTCAGAATTTGTTCTTCAAGAGATTTGATTTTTTTTTGAAGAGCAACATTCTGAGCATCCAGGCTGACAATCTGCTTTTTTTGTTCGGCACTCGCGTCTTTTACTTCCTCATATCCACATGTACCATCCTTTAGCCATTTTTGCAGCCTTTTGTCAGTATAAAAACTATCAGGCAATGGATCGCCTTTTTTGACTTGCGTCTTGCCAAACCCAAGCGGATGAGGGGAATACCAATAAATAGGTTTTTTTTCCATGTTACACAACCCCCGTTAAGAGTGAAAAGCAATCGGTTGCAGCTGGAACAAAAACAGGCCCGGTAACCATTCTTGCACTGATAGCTGTATTGTCTTCATTGACATTGCCATCAATATGGAACATGCGCGGATCAAATACCCCAGGATTTTGAAGATTATTGGGCATTGGAGCTGTTGCAAAATCAAACCCGAGCAAAGCATTCATCGCTTGATCGTGAAACATGTTATTCGGAAAAGTGATGCGAGGCCCGAAAAATCGGTCACATCTCGCTTCGGAATAACCAGCGAGAACTTGATCAACCGGCATTATTTTTTGCCAATCGCCAGCATCATCCTGATATTCTTTATTGTAAGTGAATATCGGAAGCTTTCTCCCTTGGAATGTCTGAACCCATCCAACATAATTGAATCCGGCTGCAACCATCCAGCTCAAATTCGCGTCCAGTGCCGGCAAGACAATCTGATCACCTGCTCTGATGAACATGAATCCCATATTATCTGCAACCGTCTGTATCTTCAGTTGCAAAACCATTGCCGAAAAGCATGCTTCACCTAGAAGCAAAAAATTCGGCGGAACTTTTCCATTCCTTTGCGGAACTTGGCACAAATCGTCAATTTGCGCGATGATGTTTGCACCGGCATCAGTCCAGACGGTGGGTGCTGCAATGGTATTGTTCGACGAACGATCAAAATCATAAAATCCGCCATCATCCAGAGTCTGTTTTCCTGTCCTGATTGCTTCAGAACAGGCAACTTCAAAACGGCGCATGTGCCGCTTAATCACATTTCTGATCTGCTTTGCGAATCTGATCCGCAGGCGCGTCATCAAAACGTTGTCATCTGTCGGATTCGAGATAAATGGCTCTTCACCCGGAACACGATCAAATAAATCATCGAATGCAACGTGCATCGCTTCTCTTTGGATTGGAAAGACACGACCTTTATTCGTGAATCTTTCTCCTTTGGTCGACTTCGTGTCCGGTCCAAGATCATAACTGCCACCGGTTTGGCGAGTTAGCATTTTTGAAATGGTGCTATCGCCACGCTCAACATCATAATTGAATTGCAGAGCGTTATTCACAAAAACAGTCGCCCCCATTCCGCGCCCGAAAAATGATTGGAATCCGACAGGAACATCCGGCAAATCGAGATCACTGTACATCTCATGCATAAAGAGCGTTACAGCCCCAACACTTTGCGGTTGAACATTGATAGTCATTTTAAGCTCCTATGCTATTGGTTGATATTGTTGAAAATACCGCGTTGCTTTCGCGTAAATTCCGATCTCTGCCAAATGCGCCCGAATTGTCTTTCCCGTCGAATAAACAACATCATCAAGCGTCAAACCGTTTTCCAGAACGATTTTGTCTTCATCGATTTCAACGGTTTTCCCTTTGACGATATTTTGCGCGGTCACATCGCCAGCCTGGATATCAGCTTCCAGAATATCCTGACCGATGAAAAGTCCTGCTGGAATATCTTCGCCATTCCCTCCGGTTGCGGCTGTCACCGCTCCGGCAACTCCGTTCAGAAATCCTGCTCCGGAAATATCAGTCCCGACACCACCGACAACAGGGGAAAGAACGGTAATGCTTGATTTTGGCAATCCTTGGGAAGCTGAGAAGAATGTGAAATAATCTCCTCCAGTATTATAGATCATTGATCCGATTCCATTCAACGCCAGATTGATGATCTCTTCGATTTCTTTCAGAGCAGTAATTGCAGTGAAATCAAGCCCGATCAAATCGATCTCCTGTTCATCGATAGTGATTGAAAACTCTCCATCGGCAATAGCTTGCCAAGCAGCTAAAAGAGCACCATTAGCTCCACAAACAAGTTTCGCCGCTGTCAGTATTGGATTAATATCAGTCAGGGGAACCCATTTCAGGCTTGATGCCTGCTGTGCCATGACCGTCAAAAGAAGCAGATTTCCGACACGCCCGGCATCCTGCAAGATTGTCTGACCGCTCCAATGGACCATTTGCCCACGGATCAGCCAGCCACTTGTATCAATTTGTAAATTTGCTGATTCCAACATTGCGCTCTCCGTTAGATTTGTTTTTTCAATTCATTGACAAGCTCTTGCATGTCAGCAGCATTTTTGGGATTCTGTGTATTAGCAGGCTGCGTCGGTGGTGTATCGGGGGGAACTTCTCCATCTGTTGCAGCTGATTTTTTTGCTTCGATTTGCCTTGCTTCGTATTCTGCCAAGGCGATGAAAGTATTGAAGTCTGTTTTTCCCATCAGCGCATCAAAACCAGCTTGACGCAATGCTGGACTGCATTCTTTTGACTGCATCAATGGTGTCATCCTCTCGATGTTTGCTTTAAACTGCGCTTCAACTTCTTTTTTGCTGTCTTCTTTTGCAGTCGCGAGAAGTTTATCATGCTCGATTTTGGCATGAATATTTTGCGCTAAAAAATCATTCAGTGTTAAAATCTTATCGGACATTTTGTTATCTCCGTCTAAGTTTTGTGAATTAGCGCTTAAGCGCTGGGTTAAAAGATCTTGTTGTTCTTCATCAAACTTTTCTATTTTTTTGAGATATTTGTCAATATGTGATTGCACAGCCGGTTTTTCATCGGAAGGAATATTGACACCGCCTCTTGCTCCTGACATTGCTCCATTTGCCGCAAAAACACCGCGCCTTATCGCATAAACAGTATTATCAATTATATCAACAAATGGAAGCTTATAAGAGCCAAAATTTTCAGGAGCATTTTGGTCATACCAGAAAAAGCCGTTTTTATAACTTGCGCTCGGCTCTTCGGTTGATCCTGATTTTTCTCTCCATCGTCCAACTGCAGCAGCTGAATCCCA